ATGAGATATAGAAATATCGTTTTAGACAAAGCAAACATTCTTGATTCGAAACTTAAGAATTTAGAAGCAATCGTTAATCGAAATCAACCCGTTAGTGAATACGTTAAAACTATTGGGGAAGCTAAGGAAATTCTTCAAGAAATTCAAGATTTTATCGAACGTGAAGAACGTACACCTGGAGAGATTAACAAATTTTAATTAAAAATAAAAAGGTTATATGCAATTAACAGCAGAACAAATCCAACAAAACTGGATGGATTTTATTGGTTTTATTGATGATCATGTTTCGGAGCCCCGAAAGACATCTCTTAAAGCATTTTACGAAAAATATCAAGAGCGCATTATGCTTATGCCTGCTGCTCATAAAAAAGAATACCATAATGCATTCCCAGGGGGATATGTTGAACATGTTAATCGTGTTGTAACTTGTGCCCTTCATCTCCATAAATTATGGGGTGAAATGGGAGCTGATTTGGATACTTTTACTAAAGAAGAATTAGTATTCTCAGCTTTAAACCATGATTTAGGTAAGATGGGTTCTGAGGAAGAGGAATCATACGTCCCTCAAACTGATCAGTGGCGTAAAGATAAACTTGGGGAGGATTATATGTTTAATACTAAAGTTCCTTTCGCCTCAGTTCCCGATCGTGGTTTATTCCTTTTACAATCCCATGGAATTCAGTACACATTTAACGAAATGATTGCTATCCAGACTCATGATGGTTTGTATGATGAAGCTAATAAAAAATATTTGATGGCTTTCATGCCCGAACAAAAACCACGTACTTCACTTCCATTTATTGTACATCAGGCAGATTTAATGGCTGCTCGTATTGAATTTGAAAGAGAATGGTTACCTAAACTAAGTGGTAAAGTAAGCGTGGATGCCCCAAAGAAAAATTTTACATTGGGTAATAGTGCAAAAGCACCTACAACATCAACAAAAACAAAAGCTTTAAACTCAATTAAAAGCGAAGGTTTAAAAAATATGTTAGATAACTTATGATTGCAACAATAGTCATTTCAGCTTTATCAGTTTTGGTCGTGATTTTAGGATTCACGACCTTTAACTTATTACGAAAAAACGAAAAACAGGAAGATATTCTTTTAGAGTATATGAGATACCTTTCTAAACTTGATGAGGCAATCGAAGAATCTGATAAGCGTCTTAGCAAAATCGATGAGAAAGGATTTTTTAGATCTGATGATGAAATTGGATGGTTTTTTACCCAAATTAAAACTATTCAAACCATTTTAAATGAGTTTAGAGTGAAAAATCTCTAAATATGTCTGTGGTAAAGAAGAAAAAATCCAACAACTATTTCACTCAGGAAACCGAGAATTCTATTGTTAAATACAATAATGAAAGTGATCCTGCAGAGCGTTCAAAAATATATGAACGTGAAATTCATTATGCTTTTTTTAAGTTAACAGAAAACATCATTCATACTTTTAAGTTTTATTATACTGAAGTTGATGAGATCGAACATTTACAACATGAAGTAATTACTTTCTTGTTATCTAAAATTCATTTATTTGATCCTTCTAAAGGGGCTAAAGCATATTCTTATTTTGGAACTATTGCTAAACGTTATTTAATTATCTCAAATCAGAAAAATTACAAAAAACGTGTTGATAAAGCCCCATTTGAGATATTAGAAGAAAATGAGGAATATTCATACAATATAGAAGATCACACTTACTCAGATCCCTTATCAGATTATATAAATCAATATGTTGAGCATTGTACTTCTAATATTTACCAATTATTTCCAAAAGGAGAGGATGCTGCGGTAGCTGATGCTATTTTAGAATTATTCCGTAAACGGGAAAATTTAGATATTTTCAATAAAAAAGCCCTCTACATCTATATTCGAGAGATTATTGATGTAAAAACTCCTAAAATCACAAAAATAGCCAATCGTTTATACGATATTTTTAAAGAGGGATATGTATTCTATTTAGAACACGGATATACAAACTTTTAGTTTTAATATTTATTCCGGAACTAAATGTATGTATTATGTCTCAATTAGATAAAATAGTATTTGGTAAGAAAAAATTCTCAGATCTTTTAGAGGAAATTTACGATAATCAAAAGAAAAAAGAAAACCAAATCTCAGCCCTTATTAGTGAGTTAAAACCCCTTATTTCTGAAATTGGGGATGCTACTCTTATTGTTCCCCTTATTAAGGAATATATGGATATCGGGGTTAAAAATGATGATTTACTTATTAAAATGGCTACGTTAGTACAACGTGCTTTACAAGCTGAGGCTGTTGGTGACGAATCATTCGGAATTTCAGAAGAGGAAAAAGAACAACTTCTTTCTGAAATTAATAAAATGCATGATAAAAAGAAATAATGAGTTGGATTGAAGATTTAGGTAAAAGTATGGCTCCTAATAAGGGGGCCTCAATGTCTTATAATGATCCTATTCTTCCAGCAAGGGTAACAGGAATTGTGTTAAATGATTCTCACCCCGAATTTAAAAGTGTAGGTGAATGGAATGGAGTAGGTACAATTTTTTACCAAGCTACACAAGCACCTTCCACAGAGGATAAAGAAAATTCAGGAGGCACAGCAAAACCACTTTTTCCTAATATTAAACATTACCCACTTATAAATGAAATAGTATATATAATAACTCTTCCAAACCCTACCTCTCAAAATGGTTCTCCTTCTTTTGAAGACTATTATTTCCCTCCATTAAATGTTTGGAATAGCCAACACCATAATGGATTACCTAATGGTTTAGCTATGGCTGCTAGTCAACAAAATGATTACCCCCAACCCGGAATTAGAAGAGTAACGGATGGTAGTACTGAAATTAATTTAGGTTCAACATTTAAAGAAAAGGCAAATGTTAATCCTTTATTACCTTTTGAAGGTGATATTATCTATGAAGGTAGATGGGGAAATTCAATTCGTTTTGGTTCTACTGTAAATGGTAAAACAAACTGGTCTCAAACTGGTGATAATGGTTCACCCATTACACTTATAAGAAATGGTGAAGATCCTAATAATGGAGATGAAGGTTGGATTCCTGTTATAGAAGATATTAATAAAGATATTTCTTCTATTTGGATGACTTCAACACAACAAATTCCATTAGAAGCAGCAAGTTCTTTATATAACTCATACTCTTCACCTCCAACCAAACCCAGTGAATACGTAGGTTCCCAGATTATAATTAATTCAGATCGCGTTATAATTAATAGTAAAACGGATCATATAATGCTTTCTTCTGCTAAATCGATTTCATTGAGTTCGGTAGATAGCATCAATATAGACACTAAAGAGCACATTGTAGGCGCAGACAGTATTAAATTGGGGTCCAAAGATGCTACTGAATCCTTGATGTTAGGTGATAAAACAGTAGATTTACTAGGTAAAATATTAGATGAAATGATTTCGGTTTCAAACGCTCTTGCTTCTTTTGCAAGTAAACCTGTTGTTGGGGGTGCAGCGCCTGAACCTGGAGCTATTAATGCTGGTGTAAGATCTGCTACTAAATTGAATCGTTATAAAAATCAACTTAAAAGTTTACTCTCTAAACAAAATAAAACAATTTAATGGGATTTGAAGTAATTATATCGGGTTTAATCAAAAAAGCAACTAAATCTGTTGTTAATTTTGAGATTGCAATTGATCCTTTACTGGCTCAATTTGCAAATTCCTGTCCTTCAAAACCCGAATTAGATAAGATTATAAAGCAAAAAAACCAACTATCTCAAGCTTTAACTCAAACTCAAGGAGCTTTAACTACATTAACTGATACCTCAACCACAATTAACGGGGTAATCACAGGAGTAGATATAGCTGTTAAAATTATTAAAGCTTTACCCTTACCAACTTCTGTACCTCCTGGGATAGGTATTCCTTTAAATGTAATTAATGGGTTTTCATCTGCTTTAGATAAATTAGGAGATATTCTTAAAAGTGGGAAAGCTACTGTAGGTCAAGTTGCTCCTGCTCTTAAAACAATTACAACCGATATAGCTAAAATTCAAGATAAACTTTCACAATTAGATAAATCTTTAGCCAAATGTTTGGAAGCACAAACAATGGGTATGACTGATGAGGAAAAAGAAGCTTATTTTACTAGTTTAGGTATTGATTTAAAATCTACCCCAACTACTGGAGATGGCACCCAACCAGGTGAAACTTTAGAAGATAGATTATCACCTAACTCTACTAATCCTTACGTTTATAAAGACTACACTATTATATTAGATACTAATTCAGGTAATAAATTTTCATTCCCTGAAAGACGAGCAATAGCTACAAATAAAGCTGGAGAACAAATTGTAGGACCTTGGTCTTATAGTGCTTCAACTCAGGTATTAGTAGATGGTGTTAAATTTCAAATTGATAAACTTAATAAATTAGCTCTTAGGGCAGCTGATGAAGCTGCTGCTGCTGAAGCTATTCGTTTAGAAGCTGAAAGACAGGCTGAATTAGCAAGAAAAAAAGCATTAGCTGAACAGGAGAAACGTGTACGAGAAGCTTATGATTCTGGTAAAAAAGCAGGATTATCTAGTAAACCCGTAAACCAAAACCCCTATCCTTCATCTAATAAACTTCAATATGATGCCTGGATAAGTGGTTGGAAAGAAGGGGCATTAACTGCTATAAGTTCTCCACCACCAACAAATCTTATAGGAGCTTTAATTCCACCTAGCAATACAAACACAGTCCCATCTCCAACAACTTCTACACCTGATCTTTCCCCTTTTGGATTTACAGGAGAATTTGATGGTGAAACTAGAACCTTTACAGGTGGTGGGTATCTTAACGACATTTATAAGTGGAATGAGTCACAAGATAAATGGATAAAACAATAAAAAACTCATATTTAATTTATATTTATAACTAAAAATAGCATGAAATTAACAGAACTAAGAAAAGTAATTAGAGAAGAAGTTAGGGCTGCTATACAAGAGGAATTAAAAGATATTCTTCTTGAAGCTGTACGTTCTCCAAAACAGGTAGTTACAGAACACGTTGCTATGCCCACTCCACAATTATCATCAACACCCTCAATTGATGCTAAAAAAGCATATATGGACGTAATGAATGAAACTGCTCTAAGTTTTACTTCTAGAGACGCCGAAACTTTCAGACCAAAAGGCCAATTTGATCCTGCAAACGGAACATTACCTGATGGAAATGTTAGTATGGATCAAATTATGGGACTTTTAAATAGCAAATAATGCCACAACAAATCCCTAGTCAATTTCCTGTAGATTTACAAGCAGGTACAGCCGTTGGAGTTTCAATTAACTTTAATGGAGGGGGGGATGCTGTGTTTTCCCAAAATTATTCCACTGCAGACCAGATAAAATCTAATTTAATTAATTATTTTTTAACTTATAAAGGTGAAAGACCACTACAGCCTAATTTTGGAGCCAATATGCGAGACTTTGTTTTTGAACAAATAACAACTCCTAATAATGATTTGCTTTTAGATAGAATTAAATCAGAACTTCAAAATAATTTCCCAGCTGTATCATTGCAAGATGTTCAATTATTCACTAGTGAAGATTATAATACCATACAAGTAGTAATAAAATATAATATCAACCCTTTTGGGATACAAGATCAACTTAATTTAACATTTCAATAATGGCTGAAAATAAAAATATATCTTATTTAAATAGGGATTTTGCAACTTTTAAGCAACAATTAATAGACTTTGCTAAAACCTATTATCCTAACACTGCAACAGACTTTAGCCCTTCCTCACCAGGAACGATGTTTATTGAAATGGCTTCTTATGTTGGTGATGTGTTGTCTTTTTATCTTGATAATCAAGTTCAAGAAAATTTTATCCAATATGCTAAGCAAACTGAAAATTTATATAGTTTAGCTTATATGTTGGGGTATAAACCTAAAGTTACAACCCCTTCAACAGTTGATGTGACATTTTACCAACAAGTTCCAGCAACAGTATCATCTAGTATTACTATTCCTGATTTTACTTATTGTTTAAAATTTCCAAGTAATACCCAAATTAAAGCATCTAATGTTTCTCAAACACCCTTTTTAGTGGGAGATGAAGTAGATTTTTCATTTTCAAGTTCTTTAGATCCTACTCAAGTGAGCGTTTATCAAATAGATAGTATAACAAAACAACCTACAAGATACCTTTTAACTAAAAAAAGACAAGCAATTTCATCAAGGATTAATACTGCTACTTTTACTTTTGGTTCTCCGGTTCCATTCCAAACTGTAGATTTAAATGTTACGAATTTTATTGGAATTTTAGATGTTACTGATTCTGATGGTAATGTGTGGTATGAGGTAGATTATTTAGCTCAAGACGTTGTATTTGATTCTATTAAAAATACTAATACTAATGACCCAAATTTCTCCTTAGATTCTTCAGATACCCCATATTTACTTAAATTAAAACAAGCTGATAGAAGATTTGCAACCCGAATTACATCTCCTACAACAGTTCAACTTCAATTTGGGTCTGGTGTTGTTTCTAATAATGACGAGGTTATTGTTCCAAACCCTGATAATGTAGGTATGGGTTTGCCTTTTGAACAGAATAAATTAACAACAGCCTTTTCTCCATCAAATTTTATCTTTACAGATAGTTATGGTGTTTCACCTTCTAATACTACTTTAACTGTTAGATATTTAACTGGAGGTGGAGTAGTTACCAATCTTCAAAGTAATACTATAAATACAATTATTACTACCCCAACATTTACATCTACTAATCTTGATCCATCAACCGCTCAACTTATATTTGATTCAGCGGCTATAAATAATTTAGAAGCAGCTTCAGGGGGAAGTGATGGAGATAGTATTGAAGAA